TTCATTCTGAAATTACGAGCAACTTTAAAAAGTTTATCTCGTTTTTCATTATTTAGTCTTATTCTACTCATATTTTTATCCTTTCGTTAAGATTAAAGTTTTAAACTACTTGAAATTATAGTCAAGCCTATTATATAGGACTTTCCGAGATTAAACCCATAAACACTAGCTATACAAATTATGCTTTAATTTTGGGCTTTCGTTTTAGGCTAGTCTTATCCACTAGCCTAGCAAAAGCTCTAGTGTTGCAAAAATGCAACACAACCTAGAATTGTATTTTTTTTATGTATTATATAAGCCTCAAGCAACAAGCAAAAATAATTAGTCCCAACAGCTCACCAAGCTCTACTGACCTCACCAATAATAAAAAAAAATTAGTCAGTAACCAGCCTGGCTTCCCTAGTAATTATTTTTGGCTTTTAAAAAAATTAGTCAGTAACCGGCCTGGCTTCCCTAGTAATTATTTTTGGCCTTTAAAAAAATTAGTCAGTAGAGCTCCCGAGGGTCCACTGAACCTTTATTTTTTTATTATAAAAAGCAACAAGCAACAAGCAAGCTCCAGGCAGCTTGCTGTCCCTTTATTTTTTTTTATTTGAAAAAGCAACAAGCAACAAGCAGCAGCGAAGCCCTGAGCTCAACGCTTGACAGCTGTTCCAGGATATTATAAGATTCATTTATTAACGAAAGGATAAAATATGAAATATGAAGATCTAAAAAAAGGGGATAAGATCCTAAGCAAGCAGCTCGGCACGCCCATCAGCGGAAAGCTGTTGGAAAGTCCAAAGCAAGGGAAAGGCCTAAAAAAGACTATTTTAATTTGGTCTAATGGTGAAGAGGTTGGCATGTTCTCTGAAGCAGGCAGCGTCTATGCTACTGACATTTTAAAAGTCAATAGAGATGGGACCTGGCACAATGTAACAGGACAGCCTTCAGCTGTCGACCAGGACGCTATGTTACAAGCCCTAGAAGCTCGCAATGGGTTTTAATAAAATTAATAAGCAAGGCGCTAGCAGCTCGCTAGCGCCTTATTATCAGTACCACGAGAAATGCTACTGTAGGTTGTGTTTAAAATTAAGAAAAAAAATAAGCTACAAGCAACAAGCAACAAGCGGAAAAGCAACAAGCAACAAGCGGCTGCTGTCAGGGCTTGACATTTTAATTATAAGATTTTATAAGATGGTAAAAGAAAGGATATTATGAAAAAATATAGAGTGACAATACACGAAGAGATAACAAGTGGTCATTATTTTAAGTCTATAGACGTAGAGGCAAAGGACGAAGAAGAGGCTAAAAAAATAGCAAGTGAACACTACACCCCAGACTGGAAAGAAGAATATGATGTTGAATTTGGAGACCACAGCGATTGTGAGGTTGAAGAGTGCTAGTAAAAGACGCTAAAAAAATAACCCATTCATTAACCCGTACGTCAAAAATGCCCGGCCTATCTTACAGCTTGCCAGCATGGGCTTGCCAGACTGGCAGCAAGCTGCGACTGGTCCCGGGATCTCCTTGCTTTGGCTGTTATGCTTTAAAGGGTAACTATACCAGATACCCAGCAATAAAGGCAGCTCAGTACAGGCGCCTAGATTCTATTAAAAACCCATTATGGGTTGAAGCTATGGCGGCACAAATTAAACGTCAAAAATTTTTTAGATGGCACGACGCTGGAGATGTACAGAGCCCCGAGCACATGCAAAAAATTTTAGAAGTATGTAGACAGACACCAGATACTAATCACTGGTTACCGACTCAAGAACGGCAATACTTGCCAGATCCTAGAGACGTGCCTAAAAATTTAATAATCAGGCTAAGCGCTGCGAAGGTTAACGGCACAGCGGGCCACGCCTGGTCGCACTCTTCAACTGTAGTCACTGATGGAAGCGCCAGCTGCCTGGCACCTTCTCAGGGTGGCAAGTGTTTAGATTGTCGAGCTTGTTGGAATAAAGACGTTGAAAATGTGAGCTATGGTAAACACTAAACCAGGCCACTTTAGAATCATTCTAAACTGTATTTTTTTTATTAAAATAAGCAACAAGCAACAAGCGTGGAAGCTACAAGCATCAAGCTACAAGCATCAAGCTACAAGCTATCGAGATAAGAGCTGCAAGCATCAAGCGACAAGCAGCAAGCACTATCTAATTTAAAGCCACAAGCAACAAGATCCTGGATACTAGTACCTGAAAACATTTTGCAGGCACCATGAGTCCTGTGCCTGGCAAGGATAAAACTGTTCTTGGGATGCCTCATATGAAAGGCAATTTGATGTGGTGAAAAATTAATCTTGTTTAGGGATGTTAACTTAAGTTCTACTGTAAAAAAGGTGCCAGAAGTATTATAACCCAATAGATCGGGAGTACCAAGTACGCTAGTATTTTCAAGTCTAGTCCAACTAATTTGCGGTGTAACTTTCTTAAGATCATGCCATAATTTTGTTTCAGGTTTAATCAATTAATGACCTAAACTGCTGCTTACAAAACTAAGGTTGGTTTTCCCATCTTTGCCACTTCTTCATGCGTTGTAATCACTAAACGATGAGTCTCTCTAGCACCTAAAATTTTATTTTCAACTAAATTAATGGTTTGGATGTCATAATGTCGCCCATCAGGAGTACGCACCTGTACTCGTGCATCCTGCGTTACACTTGCTTTCATCTTTGGTCCTAAAAATCTTTCTAGTATTGGCATTAAGTCTCTACCCTTTAACATTTCTATCTCCTAACATAGTTCTTAAATTATCATTCTCTTCAGACAATCTATCTAACTCTTTTTTTAACCCCTCAATAGTCTGTCCTGCCTGTCGGCATTTATCTTGAAGAAATTCTTTTTGTTTAATTAACTGATCCACCCGATAAGTAAGGTCTAAACCACCCCTGTCCTCTCGAGATTTATATCTCACTTCATTCTCATAACTCATATCTTGGCCATATTCCTTTATACTTTGGTACGTTTTCTTGGTCTCTTTCATATTTGACTTTATAAGACAATATAATTATATTGTCAATCATGACAGAACAAAAGAAGAAACCAGGCCTACCTTCTAGGCTTACACCAATGCAAATGAAATTTGCAGAATTACTAATCTATTTTGAAGGTCGTAAATATGCGTATGAGTGTGCAGTAGAAGCTGGGTACTCTAAGGACACAGCAAGATCACAAGCTAGTCAACTCCAAAATCCAAAACTATACCCTCATGTAGTTAAATACATAGGAGAATTAAAAGAAGAACGAAACAAAAAATATGGTGTCAACTACGGGGGACATTTAACAGAGCTCGCTAGAATTAGAGATGAAGCCTTAAAAGCTAGATCCTATTCTGCTGCAACTGTAGCAGAAAAAGCAAGAGGGCAGGTAGGTGGTTTATATATTGAACAAAAAATTGTAAGAACAGGAAAAATAGAAGACTTAAGTGAAGAAGAATTAGATACTAGAATAGCTAATATTATGGATGATAATTCGAGAATAGTAGAAGTGCCTGGGAAAAAAACGGGAAAAGATCCCAAAGAAATAAAACCAAAACTACCCTTAGCTTAACTTAACCATATTCTTAACCCAAGGTTTAGGTATCATAGTACGATCACCAAAAGTAATTTCTCTTGTAATAGGATCTAAATCATACGACGCAAAAACTTTAATAGATTCTTTATCTTCAGAAAATAACCAACCTTCGTTTACAGGTGTTGCTAATTTCATTTTAGTAAACTCTCTATCATCAGCCCAGCCGGAATCTGATAACGCATCAACCCACTCAATCCTGTACTTTGAATACGGGATGTCGTTTGGCTGACTTGGGATAACTTGTTTTCTTCTTCGAGGTTTTCTTCTCTTTGGTTTTCTTTTTGTCTGTGCCATAATAATAACTTGGGTTGTGTTTTTGATTGAACTCCTCCATCCAGGGAGAGGGACTCGTCCAATGCTTGTTTCTTCCTATCATATATTAACCCCTATAGGTTTTCTATAAAATTTTTCTGTTTTTTGGAGACCAAAAGTTCCCCGCAGCCCCTATACACTCTAGAAGTGTTGATTACCAACGCTGATCACCTCAACCCCAGATCACCTCTATTTTGAAAAACCCTTTTTGCTAATTTGTGTATTCTCAAATTACTATAGGGAGGTGATGACCCTTGAAAAACCTCACTTTTCTGTAAAAGTGTGACATATATATCACACTATCCTAGACAATCTACACAATATCTTGGGTCTAAACTGCTTGTCCACCCATATAAATGGTTCTTACAGGCTGGAGTCCTACAGTAAATTGTCCCTTTGCCCATGTCGCTTGACGCTTGAGCCTTGTCTCCTGGTTCTTCTAATAGCTTCTCTTCTCTTGTTTCAATGTTCCGAACTACTCTTACACTACTCATTTTATTCAACCATCTCCTGTAGTAACATAATCTTATTTTGAGCATGAGATATTATACCAAGATGCTGTTCAATTCTACCGTAAAGACCATCTAATTGTTCGACGGGAGCATTATTTGTTTCAGCTATTAACAAATTTTTTAATGCCTTTTCTTCTTTCATCATGATAGTATATTGCCTTTTTATTACTTCATTTACTATTTTTTTGTTCATAGTATTTTTCTACCCTTTCTAAAAACTGATTTTGATATTCAATAAACTCCTTACCATTCACAGAAAATTTCTGAAAATAATTGTCTGGAGTGCACATCAGTATTACACCCTGAGTTATATCTGTATTGTAGACTTGGTTATGAGCCATCGCATAAGCCCCTAACTGCATAAAATAGTCTCCAATCCATTGTCTTTGTTTGGGTTTATTTGACTGCTTGAAGTCAATTATAGAATCTTCAAAGTCATAAACGCCAACCAAATCTGTTTGCCCTGCATACTTACCAGGATAATGTAAGGTTACTTCTGACCCCCATACCTCACCTATATCTTTTAATCCTTTCTCAATAATTGTATCAGCCATAGCTTTAGCAATCTCACCCTCAGGTGTTAAATCTAAATGTCCATCACCTAATATGTGTTTTTCTAAATGTAAGTGCATATTTGTACCCCTAGCTGCAGATGAATCTCTAATTCTCTCTGCCTCAATTTCGCCTACTTTCGCCATCCATCTAGCTAATGATTCTTTCTTTTCCTCAGATTCCGTGGCCTTTAGTATCGTTGTAACACTCGGTAATTTTTCTTTACCAATGTCATAAGTTCTAAGTCCATCAGTTGTACTTCTAGTACAAGGAGGATATTTATATAATTTATTCCACTTCATCTTGAGCTCCTATTCTGTAAGCTATATAGAAACCTACAATCGTTAAAGTTATTCCTAGAAAAAATAAACCTATCACAGCTTCTTTCCTTTCTGTTTTATTTCTGTTCGTTTTCTTTCCAATATTGTGTCCACTAAATTATTATATTTACTATAAGAAGTGTACACATATTTGATGACATCTTGTTTTAATTTAGACAACTCTATTAATTTTTTATTTTTTTTCATTTGTACCTCCTAAAAATTAATCTCCATATCCACGATCTAAAAATACTAAAGGTCGTAAAGATTATAGCGATCCCTATACTATCTTTTATGGTTGGATATAGACCAAACAAAGGTAGCACATATAATTGAATTAAAACAGCAAGTATAAACCCTGTGCCAACATCAATAATGCTTTCAATCAAAGGTCTCATTAAAATCCATTCCTATCTACAATGTCTTCTATTTCTTTTTCTTCTTCGGCTTTGATGATTGCTCTACCGATTTCTTCCGCGATTTTCGGGACGATAGAATTTCCCAATCCTTTAAGTCTGTATAC